TTACTTGGAACTTTACTGTTAAGGTCTGTTCTTCTTTCAGGGATTGCCATAGCTTTGTTCTTAGCTGTAAGACCTCCCTCGCTCTTTCTTTTTTGTTTAGCGTTACGTGCTAATGCGGATTTAATGACTGCGTGTGATAATGGCATAGGACTTCCTTTCTAACTCTTTTTATGTGTTTGACAAAACTTACTTGCACTTGCTTTACTACCAAAACCCCAAGCCTTTAGAGCAAGCTTTAGTCTAGTAGGTCTTCCCTTCTTATCCTTTTCAGGGCCAGCCATACCTGCAAACCTACAGGCAAAGCTTATACGTCTTGGATTAGTACCAGCTTTAACAGGAGCTTTTAAATTACTGCCTTCTTTTTTTTTAAAGTGCGCCCTGCCTTTAGCGGATAGACCTCCTTTAGGATTCTTGTGTTCTTTTCTCAAAAATAATTTCCTTAATTAATAAAAACTAACCCCTTAATATTTGAACCTCTACGCACAAAAAAAACTATTTGGATCTAAATAATGCTTGAGCTAGACCAGTCACTATAGGTCGTGGGCGAGTTTTCAACCCCCCTACTCCCCCCTTCGGGCAGGAAGAATTAATTCCCAGAGAGGTCAATCTTAACTGTGATATCGTTACCTAGCTTACTAGTTTCCTCCTCTACTACCCTTAGTCCTGCTCTATCCATAATATCTTTGCTTGCCTCGAGCTTAACGTACTCAGACTTAGCATCTTGTGATAAAGAACTAACAGTTGCTAGAGCTCTAACAGCATCAACACTTAAGCTACTGATTGTTCTATCATATAATGCGGCTAAGACATTACTGTTCCTACATAATCTACTAGCTTCTACATGTGCCGACTTAGGGCTATAACCAGCATCAATAGCTGATTGAGTTCTCGAACAATTAGATGCTAACATGTTATCAACAAATTTGCTTTGTTTGTCCGTCAGGACATAATCAGTATGTGGCTTAGTTGTTTTAATTGCATTCGTCATTAGTGTACTTCCTTTGGACTATTTATCAGGTGTACCTAAGTAGTACCAAGCCACATTCCATTAGTCAATCCCAAGTGTGTGGATAAAGTGAATCCCTAGTGTGGGTGTGCAGAGTACTGGTGCTAATCACGTTATCTTCAGGCACAAGTTAGTTATGTGTGAGTAATAATCACCACTTGTTCGTTTGTCAGGATGTTTTGAGATCTTGTATCGAGAGTCCTTTGTTGATTGAAGTTATGTAGAGCTCTCTTGACATAAACCCGAACGCATCTTGTCATATGAACCTAGATGTGTCCAGTCAACCTGCGGAAGAGCAGGGGCATAGCCGACTGGACAAATATAGAACCCTATGAAAGGTGGTTCGTGTAAGTCAAAAGGCTTACATAAATTAAATAAACAAAGGAAGATACAATGACTAAAAACATACTAACAAACGAAGAAGTAAGCAATCTTATTACTCAACACATAAGCCAACTTGTTGATAACGTGATTAGCACCAGTAAGACATATGTAATTGAGGGTGAGGAAATAAATTATGCAAAGAAAAGATTAGCAGAAGAACCAGCTAAATATTTCTCTCAGTTGTATTACATCAAAGACTCATTGATAGATAAAGAAATGTTAATAGAGTCTTACAGAGCTAGAGAGGACAGAGAAGATGATGCTGGTCGATACGATAGACAAGTAGAGAAAATACAGGATCAAATCAAACCAATGGAGGCTGAGATAGCATACTACCAGCTAAAATATGACATAGCTTGTATCGGATATGAGGCTGTCATGGGTAAAGGTTACGATAGAACAGCTGAACTAGAAATCAAAGCTAAGTGGAAAGCTAACCGCAAAGCTTAACCTCATATAAGAGAGTCAGACAAAGGCTCTCTTGTACCTCATCCCACTATGCAGAGTTGAACATCCTTGTCGCTGTGATGCAAGGAGGGTTGGGGGGTGGAAGGTAGGGTTTCGGCTGGTCAAAATGTAATGCGCCTCCAGTCAAAACTCTACTGATAAAAATTTATTATGTCTATCAGGTCGGTCAGACTCACCATATAATTACAGAGGCTACAAGAAAAGGGAGTCATAAATTATATGATGGAATATCCTGTTAACTAAAGCTCTACTGCGTGAGTTAATATCTTTAGAGACATAATAAATATTTGTTACTTGTAATCATTGCAATCATGCAGTACAATTATAAATAGGGAGGACTAACATGATAAACAAAGAGACTATGGAGTGGGTACTAAGAGTCGTTGGTATCTGTGAAGTATTTATGAGTGGTGTTAACTTGATATCCTTTGGGAGCATAGGGTTATCACTAGTAATATTAACAATGGGTATACTATGTATAGTATCAGCTGAAAGGATAGCAAAACATGGGTAGAATGAGTGACTTAGATATAGAAAGACAAGAAGAAAAAGATCTATTAGGAGAGCAAGACCTTCATGACTATGATATGTGTCAAGTAATAGCAGAAGATAAACAAAGCAGCTCTGTCTTATCTCTTGATATCAAACAGATAGTAATAGATGAGCATAATAGAATGATGGCAAACGCTAAACAAATGGACAAACAAATGGAGGAAGAAGATGCAAAACAAACATGAAGCTAAGTGGCATATGGAGATAGAGATTAGTAAACAAGAGAACGAGATTACTAGGTATGAGTTATATCTGGCATCACCTAAAGCATTAAAGAAAAAGATATTAGCATTAAAGTCTGAGCTAAGAGCAGAGAGAGATGCTTATAAAGAGTACGTAACTAAGCATAAGTTAACAAGAGATGTTGATTTATATTTAAAGGAAAGATAAATGACAGTTAAAGTACAAGATGTAATAGACACTATCATTCAGGAACTTGAAGTTCTTGATGAGTCTATAAAGCAGGGCAAGCCTAGGTCTGAGTGGGTTATGCCCTTCAAGTTAGGGTCTGCGTTTCCAAAGAATTATTTAACAGACACATACTATAAAGGCTTTAATATTTTTATGTTGTATAGAATAGCAAGAGCCAAGGGTTATACTGCTCCATCATGGGGTGGTTGGAATCAATGGGTTAACAATAGTAAGAAGATTAGGTTCGACCAAAGAAAGAATGGAACGCAGATACTAGTACCTATATTTAAAAAGAAAATAGCAGATGATGGTACAGAAACAAGCAAGACATTCTTTACTCACAAGTATGTGTTCAACATAGAGCAGACGGAAGGCTACGATTACAATGCTGACATGCCTAAGACTGAATCAGTATCAGCTGAGAAGTTTCATACTGGGTTAAACAAACTAAAGAAAGAGTTTAGATTAGAGGTTAAGCTAGGTACGTGTGCCAGTTATCACGGTAATCACATAGTCGAGATGCCACCTCAAGATAACTTTGTAGGTACATCATTAGAAAAGTACAATGAATACTACAGTACCTTATGTCATGAGCTTATACATTGGACAGGTCATAGCAGTAGGTTAGATAGAAAAACAATTAGAGATTACAGCAAGTCAACAGACATGAGAGCGCAAGAAGAATTAGTAGCAGAGATAGGTAGTGCTTTAATGTGTAATCATCTGGGGTATGACGTGGACATAAGAGAAGATCACACTAAGTATATACATAGCTGGTGTAAGAGGTTAAAAGATAAACCAAGTTCGTTAGTATCAGCGTCAGCTCAAGCAAGTAAAGCGTTTGAGTTTCTAATAACAGAAATGGGATTGTAATGTCAGTATTTATTAAAGAGAAAAAGTATAGATGTGTACGTAAGGCCACAGTCTTAGACCCCAAGGTACTAGCCCCTAAACTTAGAGAGTCTGATGTGTTAGAAGTATGGGCATCACATAAAGCTACACCTTTAGAGGCTTTAACTTTTCCATTTAGTATTAAAGGACACATGACATTTTCTATCATAGGCAACGAAGACCAAGGAGTTATTGGTATGTTTGGCGTAGTGCCTACTGATAATAAAGGTTGGGGTATTGCATGGCTGTTAACAAGTGATGAGTTGTATGAACACAGAAAACAATTCTTAGATGAGTGTCCTAAATGGGTAGAAAAAATGGAAGCTAATTATAGTTATCTATACAACCATGTGCATACCAGCAACAAGCAATCAATGGCATGGATGAGAGCATTAGGATTTAAAACTATACATGCGTACGCATACGGAGAGCTAGGTCATACGTTTGCTTTGATGTGTAAGGCTAAAGAATATACTGTGAAAAAATTTAATAGATATAGTAAAGCACCAAAGGTAGGCAAAGATATATACTGTCCTCATTGCAACTTTAGAAATACAGTCTATCATTTATCATGGACTGCATTGGAATGTCAGCATTGTGGAGACATGGTAGGTAAAAAATTCTGGACATATAGAGAACCTGCTATGTCAAACAAGAAGATAAAAAAATATTTGCTAGACATTAGATAAACAAACTAGCATAGTTGCAAGCATGATAACATATGAAACACAATTAAGAAAGCTTGCATCTGATAAGAATGTTAAACTACGCTATGCATTTAAAGTATGTGGCATACAAGACAGTACATACCATAGATTG